GTCTTCATAGACGAGTTGAGGGAGGTATGGAACCTCGCACCGCTCCCGAACGGACTCGGACAGCGGATACCACGCAGAGGCGAGTATTACTTTTTAGACCCGTCAAACCCTGACGGAGACCCAAACAACAAAGGAGGCAATGACAATGCCGGTGAAGAATGACAGAGAATACCGCTCGATGGAATTGAGGGCGGTGGAGAAAACCGAGGAGAAGGACTACATAGTCGAAGGCTATGCGACTACCTTCGGAGACTCCTATGAGCTTTACAGAGACGGAAACTACATCGTCATGGAGAACGTGGACAAGGATGCGTTCAAGAACACGGACATGAGCGACGTGGTGTTCCAGATAGACCACGAGGGCAGGGTCTATGCAAGAACCCGCAACGGCTCGCTCGGTCTGGAGACTGACGAGCACGGACTCAAGACGAGGACTAACCTCGGACTCACGGAGTCCTCTCGTAGCGTTTACGAGGACATTGATGCGGGCCTTTATGATCGGATGAGCTTTGCGTTCACCGTCAAGAAGGACTCGTACACGGAAGAGGAGAAGGATGACGGAACGGTCATCCTGACCCGCACCATTTTAGAGGTCGGGAAACTGTATGACGTATCCGCCGTATCGTTCCCCGCCAACCCAAACACGGACATTTCGGCTCGTACAAAGGACGGCATTGACGGAGAGATCAAGAGGTTCGAGGCGGAGCGACTTCACGAGCAGGAAATAAGGGAGTCTCGGACGAGACTCAAGGAACAGATTTCAAGAATATTGGAGGAAAAGGACAATGACTGAAATCAAAGAAATGACCATCGAGGAAGTCGAGTCCCGCACTTCCGAGTTGGCAGGTGAGGTCGAGGGAGCCGATGAGAGCCGCATGGCTGAAATCAAGGCCGAACTCGATGCACTTGAAGAGAGAAAAGCGGAACTAAAGAAGATGGCGGCGGAGGCCAAGGAGACCCGTGAGGCGGTCGCAGAGGGCAAGGTCGCAGTCGAAGAAGTAAAAGAAATTGTCACGGAGGACAAGAGAATGTCAAACAAGGAAATCATCAACTCAACAGAGTACAGAGACGCTTTTAAGAAGTACATCATCACGGGCAAGGACGAAGAGTGCCGCAAGCTCCTCACGGAGAACGTAGACACCGGAACAGTCCCCGTTCCCGAGATCGTTTATGACATCGTCAAGAACGCATGGGAGAAGGAAGGCATCATGGCCCTCGTCAAGAAGACCTACATCAAGGGCAATCTCAAGGTCGGCTTTGAGGTCAGTGCTGACGGTGCGGTCATTCACACTGAAGGTGCGGCAGCTCCTACCGAGGAGAAGTTGGCTCTCGGCGTAGTCAACCTCATTCCCGCATCCATCAAGAAGTGGATTACCATTTCTGACGAAGTAGTCGATATGGACTCCGGTGCTTTCATTCAGTACGTCTATGACGAACTCACCTATCAGATCGCAAAGAAGGCGGCTGACGAGCTCATCGCAAAGATCGAGGCTTGTGGCACCGTATCCACAAACACTCCCTCCGTCAACGTTGCAGTTCCGAAGGTTGAAGTAACCGCAATCGGTCTCGGCACCATTGCATCCGCCATCGCTGAACTTTCAGATCAGGCCGCCAACCCCGTCATTATGATGAACAAGACAACTTGGGGAGCGTTCAAGGCAGTTCAGGCCGCAGGCTCTTACGGCTATGACCCCTTCGAGGGACTTCCGGTTCTCTTCAACAACACCATCACCGCTTACTCCGCCGCCACAACGGGCGTTACGTTCGCCATCGTTGGTGACCTCGGAGAAGGTGCAATCGCAAACTTCCCCAACGGCGAAGAGATCAAGATCACGTACGATGGTCTCTCTCTTTCAGAGGCAGACCTCGTCAAGCTCGTTGGCAGAGAGTACGTTGCACTCGGCGTAGTCGGCCCGAAGTCATTCGTCAAGATCGTCAAGGCGGCTGACTCCTGATTGCTTTAAGGCTTTATAGAAGGGAGAGTCCTTATGGCAAAGATTTTAGTGTGTATTCCGAGCATGGACATGGTGGCGGCTGGGTTTGCCCAGTCGCTCGCCATGCTCCAGAAGGGCGGGCACGAGACTGCGATAATGTTTCAAGTCGGAAGTCTCGTATATGATGCCCGCAACAAATTGGCAAAGCAGGCCATCAAGATGGGAGCGGACTATACGATGTGGTTCGACTCGGACATGATTTTCGCTCCCGACACGATGCTGAAACTGCTCAAACACGATGCTCCGATAGTATCGGGAGCGTATTTCAGACGCTCGCCGCCTTATTCGCTCGTAGCGTTTGACAAGTGCGATGCGGAGTCAAGGGAATGGTCAGACCTTCCCCTGCCTGCGGAGACGGTCAAATGCGGAGGAGTGGGGTTCGGTTGCGTACTCATTAAGACGGAAGTCTTGTTTGAGGTTGCCGCCAAGTTTGGGAAATGGTTCGACCCGATGAACGGGTTCGGAGAGGACTTGTCCTTCTGTTGGCGGGCAAGGGACTGCGGTTATGAAATACTGCTAGACCCCAAAGTAACCTGCGGACACGTGGGCCAGATCGTAGTCAATGAGGACTTCTATAAAGTTTATGCGGAGGGCAGAAAAAATGAAAATAAAAGTTAAGGCTCCGTTTTTCGACAATCGAGGAATTCACAAGCCGGGCGAGATCGTAGAGGTCTCGAAGTTCAACCCCGTCTATCACGAACTCATCGAGGAGAAGGCGGAAAAGGTCGAGAAGGCGGTCAAGACCGACTCCAAGAAGACCACAAGAACAAAGAAAGGGTAATGAAATATGCCGACCGACACGATGCTTGTAAAAGTAAAGACGGCTCTCCGAGTCTCTTATACGAATACAAATATTGACAATCAGATAACGGACTTGATAAACGAGGCCATCCTTGACTTGTCGGCAACGGCTGACGTCAAGACCTTTACAACTTCGACCGCAGACGCACTCCAGACGGGAGCGGTCATCGCCTACGTGTCATATAAATGGTTTGGTGAGGAGAAATACTACACCGCCTACAATGACATGAAGGCAAAGATGGCACTCTCTTCCAAATACAGGAGCGTGATGCCTAATGAAGAATAGCGTATTCCCCATAGATCTGATTGCTGTCACAACCGAGAAGGACGAACTCAATCAGATAGTCGAAAAAACGAGAACGACTGCAACGGTCTTCGCTGAAATAGGCTCCGTCTCACAGACGGAGTTTTTCAGTGGAGGCCGTCTGGGTCTCAACCCGTCCTTGAAGGCGGTCATATATGACTTCGAGTACAACGGCGAGCCGATTGTGAAGTACAACGGCAATCTCTACTCCGTTTACAGAGTTTACTTTGTGAACGGCTCGGACAGAGTGGAATTGTATCTCGAAGAGAAGGGAGGGACGAAGGATGAACCAAGTCCAGATGATAGCACTTCTTGACACGCTCTCCGTCCCGTCCGTTTATGACCACGCCCTTGAGGGTCAGGCGTTGCCGTTCATCGCAATCCATACCGAACAACCGGACAACTTCGCCGCAGACAACCTCGTTTACTGCGAGAAGTGGAACTTCCGCATAGACCTCTACACGGTCAAGAAGGACTTGACCCTTGAGGCGGCGATAAAGAAACTTCTCAATGACAACGGGATAGCGTGGGTGAAGACGGAGCAGTACATCGACTCCGAGCAGGTCTGGGAGGTCGAGTTCGAGTTCCAAGTGCTGGGGAACGAGGCAATACCCGTCCCGCCCGAGCCGACTCCTACTCCAGACCCTCCGACTCCTGACGAGGGAGGTGGAGACGATGAGGAAGACTCATAACCGCTCCGGGAACGAGGAAGTTGTCATCGCCATAGGCGGGAACGGCTCCGCCAATTACGGCTCGCTCGCAAAGACCATACAAGAGGAACTCCAGAACGTTGGAGTCCAAGTGTCTGACGATATGCAGGCGGTCTTTGACGAGGTCGGCAAGGAGGCGGCCCAGAATCTTCGGCAGACCTCGCCCAAGAACCCAAAGGGCAAACATTCGGGACGATACGCAAAGGGATGGACTTATGAGAAGGGCAAGCGGACTCGGAATTATTCCGCAGTCGGCATCGTCCGCAATAAGACCGACCCTCAACTCACACATCTTCTTGAATACGGGCATCCGCTCGTCAGGAACGGCAAAGTAGTCGGAAACGTGGAGGAAAAAGAACACATCCGACCCGTTGCCGAATGGGTCGCTGACGAGATCGAAAAGAGATTATCAAAACTATAACAGGAGGAAATACAAATGAGTGCAAACAAGGTTAAGTATGGACTCAAGAACGTACACTACGCACTCGTAACCGAGTCCGTTGTCACAACGGGAGCCGATGCAGGCAAGACCGTATCTTCTTACGGCGAGCTCAAGGCTCTGACGGGTGCGGTCTCGCTCTCAATGTCTTCTACGGCATCCAAGAGCGTGTTCCGTGCCGACAACGAGGACTACTACGTCTCATACGGCGAGGGCGGTTATGAGGGCGATTTGGAAGTCGCAAGAGTCAACGAGGACTTCTTGAAGGACGTTCTCGGCTATGTCGAAGATCAGGACAAGATCCTCGTGGAGTCATCTTCCGCTTTCAAGAACGTGAACTACTTCGCTCTCGTGTTCGAGTTTGACGGCGATCAGAGGGAGACAAAGCACTGCCTTTACAAGTGCTCCGCATCCCGTCCCAACATCGCATCGCAGACTACGGGCGAGGGCGGAACCACTGACCCGCAGACCGAGACTCTCACGCTTACCGCAGTGCCCCGTGCCGATGAGGACAAGTACATCCACATCCAGACGCAGGAGGCCACTTCAACGGCAGTCACAGCGGCTTGGTACACGGCAGTACCTACTCCGACTTTCGGAGCTTAATCAACTCAAGGGAGGCCCCGTTTGGGGTCTCCCTTTTTTCCAATAGAAGGGATTATGTGATATGGAAAAGACAATAACGATAGGCGATAAGGAACTGAAATTCAAGTCAAGTGCGGCAACGAACATCCTCTACAAGAGGGC